GCCCGCTCCGGCCGTCTCGGCGCGCGCGGGGACCCCCCTGATCTGGATGAGCGCGAGCCACAGGGCGACGCTCAGGCACAGGGGCAGGAGGACAGTCACCGCCCACTGGAGTAGTCCGAGCCAGTTCACTTGTCCTCCTCTTCGATGATCTGGGCGGCCCACGCGAGGGCGTAGGCGGCGACGTCGATGAGGTCATGACGCGGCGAGAAGTTATCGCACAGGGCGGTAGTCACGTCCCCTACGAGGGCGGAGAGGACGATGAAGCTTCCTGAGTCGGAAAGCACCTTGGTCCTCTCTCGTGCGGCCTCCAGGGAGTCGCGGCGCGGGTTCTCGAGGTCGGCCCAGTCGACGCAGATGCGGGCGACCATGGTGAGTGGGGCGGTCTTGCGGGTTGCGCTCTGGACGCTGGCGAGGGCGTCCAGGAGGAGTGAGAGGCGTTCCTCCTGAGTGGACTCGGCGTCGATCATCCTGCCGCCCGCGTCCTTGACTCTGGTGACGGCCCGGTCGAGTGCACTGGGTTTGTCGGCGGGCAGGTGCGAGGTGACATCCTGCACGGCTGCCACAAGGCTGCTGACCATATCGACGCCCCGGAACGCGTCCTGGAGGCGTTTGAGCGCGGCGGTGGGGACGGGGGTCACCTCCTCCCACTCGTCGATGCGGTCGTCCGCGTCGCGCAGCAGCGTCGCCCCGTCGACCAGGTAGTCGCCGCCAGCGTCGCGGATGGCATAGGTGTCTCGAATATGGCGGCCACCGAAAGCGGTAGCGCGGCGGACTCGGATAATCGGCCCTACGGGCCAGTCGTTGTTGCTCACGGGTCAGCCTCCGATGATTGCGCGCCAGGTGGCGGCGATGACCCAGATGATGACGCTGATGACAGCGAAGGCGGCGGTGAGGGCGAGGATGATGCCGACGGCCTGGCCGAGGCGCTGACCGAACGATGCTGTGGGTTTCATGGGTTCTCCTAGGGTTGAGCGGGATTCTGGTGGGTTGGGGTGGTGGCTGGCCCCGATTGCTGGGCCGGGGCCAGCCGTTGGGTTTAGAAGGGGGGTTCGCCGGTGGGGGCGCCCCCGGTCCCCCACGGGTCCTGCGCTGCGGCGGGGACGTTCCCCGAACCGAACGCGGCAGGCTGGGCGGGCTGACCATGCTGGGTGGGCTTCGGGTGCAGCCCCCAGGTGTCCACGTTCAGGTTCAGGGCCGCGGCCGGCTGGCCGTCATTCCCAGCCCAGGCGCGCACGCCCGGGCGGCCGGTGAGGGTGAGGAGCTGGCCTTTCTGGACGTGCTCGCAGAACGTCTCTGCGGCGTCTCCCCACACGCTGGCTCGCACCCACACGGTGTCACCGGCGTCGATCCATTGGCCTGTCTGCTGGTCGTATCGGCGGGGCGTGTAGGGGACGCTGACGTTTGCGACGGGTTTCCCGGATTGGGTGAATCGCATTTCGGGGTCTGCGGCCGCGTACCCGGTGACCGTCATTTCAAGTTGGGGCCTTGCAGCCATTTCTTTTCCTTCCTGGGGAGTTGTTCATATTCTCGCGTTTTCGCTTGGGTTACGCGAATCGGGACACGCCGGGGCGAGATATTCCGCGATAAGGGCGGCGTCGAAATTAATCACCTGAATCGGAATAGGCTCGTCGTTACCAGCCGCGAACCTCTCCCACGGGGTCATTTCGCGTCCCCCGAAACGACGCCGAGAATCGTTGCGATATCCTGATGCAGGAACCCCTTACCGGACTCCTGCTCCAAGAACATGGCCCCGACCTGCTTCGACGCCTCAGTCTCACGGCTCAACACCTTTACGAGAGCGATGAGGTTCGCGACCCGCATCTGGTCCGCAATCTCCAAGAGAGCACACACATGCGCCTCAGCCGTCGGGTCCCCATCATCGGTCGAGAACATGGTCGTCTCAGCCACAGCCCGCCACGACGGCGGCTCCGAGAACGTCGGACGCTCATCGAACTTCATGATTCCTCCTTGGGGGTGTACGCCGGAACGTGGACGATGCTGTAGGGGGCATACTTTTGGGGCAGTTCGGACCATTTACCGGCAATGACATCCTTCACCAGCCGCCACCATCCGCCCTCCATAGCAACCCAGGAGCGCCCCAGAATATCCACGGCGATAACGCCATCCGAAGCGCCACGGGAGGCACAACCACCGTCATTGATCCCCGCAGAAGCCTTGAGTTGGTCGTTTTCCTCCTCCAGGACGGCGATGTGATGGATGAGCGCGTAGATGTCGCTAACTACATCCCCGCAGCCGCTCTTCTCGTATTCATAGTTCCTCAGCTTGTCGACAATCGTGGCTGGGACGCTCATCTCTCCTCCAGCATTCTGATCGTGGAGTTGAGGTGGTAGTTCTCTTCCCGGAGAGTGGAAATCGTGTCCTTGAGGTCGGCGATCCTGTCCCGGCACTCGTCGGCGTGATCTAGGAGGTCCTCAATGTCATCGGCCATGGTCTCAGGGTCTCCGAGGGCCGCTCCACCGTAGCCCTCCCCGTCTCGGTAGGCGTTCAGTGCCTTACGGATTCCCTCGGTGTTCCAAAGCCAGGGGTGCCGGGCGGCTGGGGTAGTCATTTCATTTCTCCTTAGGGGTCACTGGAACATGGGGCATGTGCGCTTGTGGGATCGGATGTCCATTTCGAGTTCGTGGATGCGGGACTCTGCCTGTTCGAGTTCCCAGCGGGCATGCTCGGCGTCGGCCTTGGCCGCGTTCCGATCCCTGAGCGAGTCGCTGATGCTCGGGCCACCTAACCCGGCCGGGTCGCCGATCATCTCCCGCTCCTCGTAAATCTCCAGTTCCGCGATGCGGGCCTGCATCTCCTCCCTCTCTCTTTCAAGGGAGGAGGCAGTCTCGACAAGCTCATTGACGGCCTGTATCGCCTCTTCCTGGCGGCCTGATTTGATGAGCCTGGCGATCAAGTCGACGGTGTTCACTGGTCCTCCGATCGCTCGTTCCCACCCTGGTAGCGGGTGAGCCAGGCGAGGGCGAGTGCGCCTACCTGGGTGACTTCGGCGATGGTGTCGGCGTTGTGGCCGGTCCCCTGCGCGTTGTCGTAGGTGAGGGAGGCGGCCACCTCCCCCACCTCCTCAGCCAGGGCGTAGAAGCGGGTTTCGTCCGTGTGGCCGTCCGCATCCAAGGTCATCCCCGGGTGCTTGGCCGCGGCCCGCTCCCATTCGACGACGAACGCGGCCGCCGGATCCTCGACTCCGAGGTGGATCAGCAGCAGGATCGACTCGGCGACAACGCGGATGAGGGCGCCCTTGGCCTTGCCGTCGATGATCTTGCGGAGGTGCAGCGCCTCGGGGCTGTCATCGCCGGGGCGGAAGTCGGCGCTCCGGTGGATCGCGCGCCCCAGCGCTCCAAGCGACTCGTGCCATACGGTGACGCTCACCAGTGGGGATGTGGTGATCCCCCATTCTCGGACGTCATGCGTGTACTGCGCTGCTTCCGCGGCAAAGGGGCATGTGCTCATTGGTGTTCCTTCAGGTAGGTGTGGGTGATGAGGATGAGGGTGACGAGGAGGACGGTCATGCCGCCTCCCGCGGGGTGACCGGGATGACCTGGATCATCGCGATCTCGCCTCCACGGCGACGTACCCCAAGCCGAGGAGCGAGACCCCGCAGAGGTAGGAGAGCCCGAGGCCAGCTAGACCCTTCACCCACATTGCGACCGCGAGGGTGTGCACCAGCATGGCGAGAGCGATGAACGCGCCGATCACGCACACTGCAACGAAGGCAAACAGGCAGAGCCACAGGAAGTCGCGTGCGCCCATCTCACTGCCTCCCGTCCTGGAAGAGGTCGGTGGGGTCGGGGTACTGCTGGGGCTGCTCGACGGCCGGGGTCAGACGACGGGCACCACCGTCCACGCCCAGGTCACGCATGAGCCCATCCACCGTGAACCCCTGAATCGGCAGGTGCTGCCCCTGGGCGGCCTTCACCTTCAAGGACCGCAGCCCCGTCAGGTACGTCTCCCCCGGTGCCCGCATCTCCACGGTGCCCGTCACCTCGAACGGCAAGGACTTCTCCGCGCGCACCTTCCACGTCTTGTCCGTCGTCGGCCGGCCGTTCGCCATCACCGTCACCTGCTCCAGGCGGGCGGTCACGAGCACGGGGCCGGGGTGCGAGTTGAGTGCGGTCACGAGCTTGCGCCACTGCCTTTTCGCCGTGTTCCACTGGTCGATGGTCATGGAGGTCTTGCCGCGGCGGATGGTGACGGCTTCCTGCTCGCCGATGAGCATGTCCCAGATGTTGGTGATGGAGTCGACGACGATGCAGTTCGGCCTCCCAGCCCGGGCGGGTTCGGCGCTGGCGTCACGGACGGCCTGGAGGATGGACGCCATGGTGCCGTCGTGCTCGACGATCTCGTAGCGGGCGCCCGGCAGGCTGCCGTACATGTCGGCGTCGCTCTCGCCGACCTCGATCCAGAACGTGCGGCCGATGAGGTCACTCGCGGAGAACGCCGCGGCGGCGTAGGACTTGCCGGACTTCTCAGCCCCGGCGAGGAGGAGGAACGGCCAGGACACCTGCCCGGTCGGCTTGCGTGTTTTGAGAGCCATGGTCAGTCCTTGTCTGAGTCGAGGTAGTAGGCGGGGGCGGTGATGGAGTGGACGATGGGCGGGATGCCGGGCCACTCCCCGGAATCCAGACACTCCCGGTAGGTGCGGAGCGCCCGCTCAACCTTGGTGCGGCCGAGGTCATCCAAGGTCCAATCCATCTCGCAGACGGACACGAGGTAGGGGGCCCGCTTGGAGACGACGACGTGGAGGAAGCGGGCCTCCTCGCCGGTGAGGT